CAGAAGATAACCGACCTGGCTAATGCGACGAAGGTTGCAGAGTTGGAAACTAAAGGGCTTTCCCGTGAGGCAGCAATCCTTGAGGCAGTGCAGAAGCTTGGGTCAAAGGCTAATGCAGCACAGATAGCCGAAATAACTGAACTTGCCGGTAAGGAGTACGACCTCACTCAGAAGATAAAAGACCGGAAAGATGCCTTTGAGCAGAATCCTAGGGTGAAAGCCGATCAGGATATGAAACTGGCTCAGGAGCAACTTGAGCGACAACTGAAAGGTAAGTTGGTTACCGAAGAGCAATATCAGCAACGTAGGGCGGCGATACACGCGGAGTATTCGCGCAAAATATCAGAAGAAACATCAAATGGTCAGGTGAATATTGTCGCTGAGAATCGGGCGAAAATTGACCCAATTCAGGCACTGGCTAACGAAAATGCTCAGAAGCTGGCTCTGATGGAGTCGTACTATCAGGCAGAGCAGGCGTTGCTGAAGCAGTCGCAGCAGGACGGGCAAATCAGCCATGACCAGTATATCGCAGCCAAACAAGCCACGGACGCACAGTATCTGGCGCTGAAAACTGCACAGGATAAACAGTATCAGGAGCAGCAGCTTGCCGCGCAGTGGGAGTTACTGAGTCAGCAAAGCCTGGGCTATGACATGCTCACATCGGCGGTTGATTCTCTCTCAGGGAATGCGTCCAACGCTATCACCGGCCTGATCACACAAACCATGAGCTGGAGTGACGCTGCGCGGTCGCTGGGTAATACCATGCTTAACAGCGTGGTCAACTCTATCGTTCAGGTCGGCGTGGAGATGGCTAAAAACTTCATCCTCGGCCAGACATTGGGCGTTGCCACTCAGGCGGCAAACGCATCAGCAGCTGTTGCCGGTGGTGCTGCGGCTTTGGCTGCGTGGACTCCGGCGGCTATTGCGGCATCTATAGCAACGATGGGAGCGGCATCCGCGAGTGGTCTCGGTGCGTATACTGCGGCACAGGCGACCGGCGCAGCAACCAGTATCGGGATGAAAGCACTGACGATTGCCGGAGCGCGTAAAGATGGTGGCCCTGTATCTGCTGGTGAAATGTACCGGGTTGGTGAGGGCGGAAAGCCGGAGATATTCAAAGCGTCAAACGGCAACCAGTACATGATCCCAGGTGATAACGGCAAGGTTATCAGTAACCGTGATATTGGCGGCGGACAGGTGCCGGTGACGGTGAATATCAATGACTATTCATCCGGCGGCAGCAGGATTGATGCTCAGGCCAGACAGGACAGTAACGGCATGACCATAGATGTGTTTATCGCTGACATGGACAACAAAGGTCCGATGCATAGCGCCATCACACGAAACACAACAGCATCTGCGAGGGTGAGATGATTATCGACTATCCTGACTGGCTTCCTCTGGCGCAGAAGTCAGATAAAAACATGACCATCGACACCGGTTACATGACAGATCATCCACAGGTCGGCGCACCGATATTCCAGAAACTGACCGATGACCTGAAAACGGTATGGAATGTCACCTGGATATTCACGCTGGCGCAGGAGCGGGCGTTTGCTCAGTGGCTGCGCCATCCCGATTATCTGGATAACTGTAACCGGTGGTTCCGGATGAAAATAGACATCGGCGGCAGCGGATTACAGGAGCAGGAATTACATTTCTTGCCATATCCTGTGCAGACCAGCGTTAACGGCGCGTCAGTCACATGGACCGGTCAGGTTATCTGTAAAAATCTTCATAACGATGATGATGAATTCGGTGATGTGATTATTGAGTTCCCGCCGCCGTTCGGCAGCTGGCTGGATGTTATTGTCACTGAAACACTGCCGCGGTGTAAGGAGGGATAATGCCGACATTGCGTGAGTTCCGCGCACAACGACCAAACCGCATCCTGTACGAAACACTCCAGTTGTCACACCCATCATTCGGCGATATTTACCTGATTACTCACCAGATTTTCCCGAAGACACTCGGCGGGATTGAATACCTGCCGTGTAACTTTGAGATGTCTGAGAGTCAGCAAAGTAAAACGCCGATCATCGACGCAAGCGTAAAATTCAGCCGTGTAGCGCATGAGTTTAAGCAGAAGCTGAAAGCATGGCGGTCGTATTCACGGATGGTGCCGGTCGAGGTGACTTACCGGCTGTTTGATGAAGCGGACAAAGGTACGGCAATCGTGCGCTGGAAGCTGTTTGCAAAGGATGTATCACTGGACGCGGAAGCGGTATCAATGACACTTTCGATGACCAATCCGCTGAACAAGAATGTCGGACGCATTTATGAGCCGCAGGAGTGGCCGGGGCTGGAGGCTGTATGACGACAGACGAATTTACAGACAGGATGATCGGGGTGCCGTGGGTTAACCGGGCATGTTCGTTTACTGCGTGTGACTGCTGGGGGCTGGTAACGCTCTATTACCGGCACGTTGTTGGTGCTGAAATTCATCACGACAGCGGTTATGAATCTGACAGTGATTTTATGACCTGTTATCAAAATGAGGTGAATTTCTGGAAGCCGGAAGAACATCCGGTAAGTGGCGGGATATTTGTGGCCTATGACGGTTCAGTGCCGGTTCATGTCGGCGTTGTGCTCGGCGGAATGGTTCTGCACAGCCGTGGTGATAACGGACACGTCCGTCTGGACAGATTGCTGACCATTCAGCGGATTTACAGCAAAGTGGAGTTTATGACTTATGCCGGTAATTGAAATTCAGCGCCTGCCGGGAACGCCAAAAGAGAGAGTCGAAGTAAAATCCGGCTCTCTTTTTTTTGACTGGCTGAAAGAACAGAGCATCAGCAGCGACGTTGTGATCATGGTCAATGGTGTGCAGCTGACTGAGGGTGACAGCCTTCATTTTGTTGTCACTGAATCTCATCACATTCAGGTATTTGACCAGCCGAAAGGCGGTGCAATTGGAGACCTGTTAAGCCCGATATTCAAACTGGTGTCGAAGGTCTTCTCTTTTTTGGCACCAAAAACGCCGTCATTCACATCAGCAGACGCTAACGTTAAAGACAGTCCGAACAACCGGCTCACCGGGCAAACCAATGTCGCCAGAACATACCAGGCACGACCGGAAATTCACGGACAGGTGAGGGCATATCCTGATCTGATTCAGCAATCACTGTTTGAGTACATCGACAACAAGAAGAAGGTCACAGAGTGGATGAATTTCGGTATCGGGAAATTTGATATCGAAAACGTGAAATACTCGGAATCAGAATTAACCGCACTGGATGGTGCCAGTTATCAGATATTTCAGCCCGGTGAAAATATCCCTGAGATATTTGAGGGGTTTGAATTTCACGATGTTGACGGGCAGGAAGTGCCGGGACCAAATGAAAGTGATGAAATACCGCAGTATCAGGCAACGGCGAATGAGGTTATTTCCGGTGAGATAAAGGGCGGCGAGGCGATGATTAAAATTGCCAGGCAAGATGAGTTCGATTATTTCTATGACATCATCAAACCACGCTCAGTATCCATGACCGTGAGTGTTTCGTATAGCACACCAACCGGTAACGTGACAAAAGACATCAAAGTTGATGCTTATCTATCTGAGGCGAAAAAAACAGATGACGGATCAATCGTGTTGCCGAAAAAGTATTACGAGTTCTTCTTCACCAGCCTTTCCGGTAATGACCTTGCCGCACTGCCGCCGAATGCTGTTGTTAATACCACGAAGTTCATTCTCTATGATAACCAGTATTTGACAGTCGGGCCGTTCTTCTCACCAATGGAAGGCGGGCAACTGTGGATCCATATAAACGCCCAGCTTGGCGAGAATGATTACGCGAATGCCAGAATGGAATTCTGGAAGGTAAACGACGACAACGAGGAAATTCCAGGCACCAGGGAATCATATAACCGTGGATTCCCGGCAGCACCAAAGACAAAAAACTATTACAAAACGGAGAAATTCACACCACAAGGTGGGTACGGTCGATATGCATTCCAGTTAACCAGACTGGAAAACAGTAATGACCACAGCATCCTGAAACTGGAGAAGGCCCACATCATCCGCCGCAGGCTCAATGAGAAGCATAATGACGATACTCTTGTCCGTGTGACCGTAAGGGCGACAGAGAACCCGACAAGCTCGCGTGAGCGCAAATATAACGCGCTGGTGACTCGGCATGTGATCAGTTATGACATGGTCAGCCGTAAAGTGGATTACACAGAACGGCCGTCACGCTCATTTGCTGATGCCGTGGCGCATACGTGGCTGGTTACCGGCAAGCAGCCGGAGAACACTATCGATCTGCACGGACTGTATGAGATTTACGCAGGGCTGTCTGACAAGCGCCTCGGGTACTTCGATTACACATTTGATGATGAGGATGTATCGCTCGGTCAGCGCATCGAGACAATCTGCAACGTGGCGCGGGTGACAGCATTCTTTGACAACGGCGTGCTGACATTCTCCCGGGAGGAAGAGCGAAAATATCCGGCAGCGGTGTTTAACCGGTCAAATATCACCGGCAATAACTTTCGTATCTCATACGATATGTCGCTGCCGGGCGGGAATGACGGCGTTGAGGTTGAATACGTTAACCCGCGAACCAACAAAAAAACCTATCTGAAGTACCGTATCGAAAACGGTGCAGTGGTGAAAGGAGCAGCAAAAAGTCCGAACAAAATCACCCTGCACGGATGCAGGAACGAATATCAGGCCATTGACCGTGCGCAGTTGGAAATGGACAGACTGATCAGCCAGCGGACAAGCATCAGCCTGCAAACACTGGCAGACGGTGACTATGTTTATCCCGGCGATATGGTCCTGGTGGCAGACAGCTACGACAGTAATCAGCAGGGCGGACACATCACCGGCAGAAACGGCAATGTGTTCAGCACCAGTGAGCGTATTGAGTTTTCCGGTGACATGGTGGTGAGCATCACTGATCACCTCGGAAACTCATCCGGTGAATATCCGGCGCAGGCACGGACCGATACGGATAAAGGTTTTATTGCCGACATCCCTGATATTCAACTCAATATCTATGACGGTCATAATGTTCAGTCACCGTCACGATACATCATATCAACCGTCACTGAAATGGACGCTATGCGCTGGGTAGTCTCTGACAAGAAACCAGACGCAGACGGCACGTTCTCCATCACCGCAAGCGAGTATTTCGCACCGAAAGCAGACTATAACGTCTGACATAACACTCAAACCAACAAGCCAGCCTCAGTGCTGGCTTTTTTATTGGAAGAAAAGGCACATGGCTACTATCCCTACTCAAAATGCAGTACCGAGTGAAGCACCGCGCGACCTGAAATTTAACTCAGGCAAAATTGACGAGTTCGTGACATCGCTGGAACACGAATATAAAGACCGGTTTGGCCGCTGCCATATGACTATCGAAGGCATGAAATGGATGTTCGACCAGCTTGTTTTGCGATTCAAAGTCGATATGAATCAGGCAATAATTTCAGCTGGTTACATCACCGTTGATAGTTTCCAGCAGGGTGCGCAACTGCCAAACAATGAGATCACCCAGCGTAATCAGATTCTGCGTGATGAAACCACCGGTGAATATTATCGCTGGGATGGTGATTTGCCTAAGGTTGTTACGGCTGGCTCAACTCCCGAATCAACAGGTGGTATCGGTAAAGGGGTGTGGATTGATATCGGCGGAGCTAACCTGAGAACTGATTTGAAAGCGGATAACGGGTTCACCTTTGTTGGTGGCCTGACAGAAAACTACCTTCGCGTCTTCGATAATGTCGCTGAAATGGTAGCAGAAACATCACTTCCACTTGGGGCTACGGTTAAAACACGCGGATATTACACGATTAATGATGGTGGGGAGGCTGAGTATACAGTAACCAACGCTGCAGCAAACGGCATCACTGATATTGCATTGAGCAATGGGTTAACAGCGTCTATGTTAACCTACGGGGATGTTGATATCAGAACTGTTGGCGCTGTACGTGATACGGACATTGGTAGCATTCTTGTATCAATGCAGGATATTTCCAGAATCAAGACAGTAGTTATCCCAGGTTATTCATTTGACTGTAATAAAAAAGTAAATGTTAAAAAGAATTTCTTATTTAAATCGGGTTCGCAAATCATCAACAGGACGCTGCGTGATGATATGTTTGTGTTCGAGACAGATAATTTGTTTTTCAAATCAGAAAAAATTGGTGGTGGACGCATTGCCGTAGATACCCCGTTAAAAGCCTGGAATCATAATGTTGCTTTGGTTCTTGGCAAGAATAATCTTCGTAATTTGAATATTGATGGACTGAAATTCATTCCTAATTATTCCGACAGAAGCGGTACAGCGCTAAAGGTTCGTTGCAATAACGTCATGGATGGAACCAATGACCCAGCAAGAAAGCAAAACTCAATTTGCTGGTGCCATTTTGATAATCTCCATCTTGAAGATGGGGAATATACTTTAGTTATTGAAGTGTATGAGCCAACTGATGACTTTGATTATAAAGTCGTAACCAACTGGATCACTGCATGCTCATTTAAAAATCTCGTAGTTAAAGGAAATTATGGCCCAATTTTAAATTGCATACCAAAAACACCAGGAAAATATGCATACCATACTCAGATCGCAAATTTGGAAATAGATTATGTTCAGCAATGGACTGACACAAGCATATGGGCGTTGCTGATAGATGGCGCAGGCGCGAATAATATCACTTCGTATATTTGGGATTACTCATACTATGGTAATCAGGGGCAGTATCTTGTTGATGTAAAAGGCGCAGACGGACGCGATAACAGAGTGCAAACAAACCTCAAACCAAGCGAGGTGAATTTCAATGGGTTTAGTAATATGTATATCCCAAAAAATACAGCGCAGGAAGTGAACGCAATTGGATTGAGAAGAATATGTCATATCTTTAAAAAAGATGGCATTTTTCTCATAAATAAATCATATTATCAGCCGATGGGTATATCTTCCGTTAAGATTGTTGAGACGGACTCATATGCATTGGAAGTCAGTTATACAAAAGGGATAGGCTCTTGGTTTCCATACATATTTACTCAGTCGTATAACCAGTCTAATGGGTTTAAATATACATTAATACCATTCTATAACCAGACTCCTGCATCATCAGGAATAGCACGTTTCTATATAATTAATAATTCATCGCAAGCTCTTATTCGCCCATCAGAATTACCGGATGGTTGTGAGTTTGGTATTGAGATAATTTGCGTGTAAGATATTTGCGGGGTGCCATCAGGGCACCTCGCGTTATCATTAAGATACAATTCTCCATCTATCAAAAAATCTAGTCACCTCAGAAAGAGCTAGGCATACAATTATCAATGCTATTGTTATTAATGGTATTCCTACTAACGAGTTTATATCGCTGTATGGAAATAGAGACTGAATAACCAACAATAAAGGAGCGTGAAATCCATATATAGCGAGAGATCGAGAAGATAATAAATTAGTTATTTTATTCTTGACTTTTATTGATTTGAGTATAATGAAGACTGACACAGCAGAGAAAAAAACCAACGGGGAGTTAAAGTTATATGACACCTCTATTATTTTGTTATCACTTTGGCTTATGATGCTGGTTGGTATGGAAATTAACGCAATTGATACTACATACATCAATACAGATAAAGATAAGTAACTATTTTTTACTTTAATATGCTTTATGTATGCACCAGATATAGCATACAAAAGGTAAAATATGAAATCACCATCCAACATAAAGTAAAAATAAGAATTAACACCAAGGGCTGTAAAAATCAAGCTTGCTGTGTTTTTATTAAAAAATACAAATATCAATGCAATTATTAGCAATGCGCGTACTGAATCTTTTTCTCGTATTTTTACTAAGCTTGATATTATATAGATACCAATTAATGGATATAGAAACCACAAGTGATAATAAGATGGTGTTTTAAGTAAGTTTAGGTATATAGGGTATGGTGATTCACCAATGTAAATAGTTAGTAATTTTATTATGAAAATTGAAACTAGGCTATAAAAAACAATGATGATTGATATTTTTATAAAGTTCTTAAGTTTTGGTTCTTTATTATTGAAAAATATAAACCCGGATATCATATAAAATAATGGAACAGCTACCCGGCTCATTGAGTCTACAATATTTGCAAAATTCCAGCTAACACCATATCCATTGCTCAGCATTGAGACATAATACCCACTCACATGAATTAGTACCACAGCTACAGCACCGAACGCTCGTATTGAATCGATGTAATCAATCTTAACGTTTTCTTTCACTATGTTATCACTCTTCTGTTTTCTTCGTATTGGTTTATCTATAACGAAAATTGATGCGTGAGTTTACCATTCTTGTAAAGATAGGTCAGCATGAACGTGACATGATCACGCAATCCGGTTACAAGGCCGTCCGTGGCCTGCGGGTGTTAGCGCCAGTCTGCCGGTATTGGTGCGCTTATCTGCATTCTTAATCCGCCATCAATGAAAGGAGAAACTACATCATTGAGCTTTCTTAGTGACTGGAGAGATCTTTCTGCATAATGACGATGTGCCCTGTGTTCTAATCGCGCAGCACTCACGTCATAACCGGCCTCTGTTAGTGCCGATAGCAGATTACTGATTGCTGATGGTGATTCGCAGATATCGCCATATAACAATCTGTACGGGAAAAAGCACGGTTCTTTGTGACTGAATCCGTCAATCCCGCGCGCCTTAAGCGCCACCTTGTATTGATTCCACCAGGAAAGTGGGAAATTAAAATCATGCTGCACAGCAATCTCTTGCTGCTTCGGAATGTACTCACCTTCCAGCGCATCAAGATATGAGATAGCCAGCGGGATTTGCTCCGGTAACAATTCGTTGATGTGCTGCACACCAAACTCAGCGTGAACGTGTTTCCAGATGTCCGGGTAGATATTGCCGACACCGTGAGCAATGAGTCGCTCGGCCGTCTGCCGTAACGGGATGAGCTCTTTCGCTGTGGACTGGCGGAAGTTTGGCTTTTTCTTCACCTCTCCGGTAGTCCAGTACTCATACAGAACGTCGTCGCTTTTATCTTGGTAAGCGGCAACCTTTTCTCGTATCTCTGGCCTGACCTTATTGATATTTATCGTATGAAGCCAACCGGTCAGCTTTTTAAGTGCTAAACAGACCACGCTACGGCGCTGATTATCACACGGAAGCTGCATTGTGATATTCACAACGCAGGTCTTAAATCTTTGTTTTATCTTTGTATATTGAGACGCCCAATCTAGCCCCATATTTTCAATAAATGGGCGCATTGCAACAAATGGCTGGCCTTCATAGCTCACCAAGTACAGATTGTCGCCGTGGAAAGGTACGTTGATTGTTGATATACTTGTCATGCTAGTTACCTCGAAATTTCTGGCAAAAATTGAAGCCCAGGCTATCGCAAGTAGTCGGGGCTTCGCTATTTTCAGTTTGCATTCTTTAACCTTTCTTCTCTTAAACTTCTGGATAATCGCTGCACAATGGCTGAGTTAATCGATATGCCGTCCATTTCAGCTATATACCTGATTTCATCCTTCATTCTTTTCGGTAAACGGAGCATGAAATTATCCTTTTCTCTGCATGTGTAAAGCTGGTCATTCATAGATATATACCTCATGTTGATATCACGGTGTAATGATTGCACCGTGTATCTATTAAGTCAACTTTTATTTGGCTACACTGTGATATCAAAATGCGGAGGTTACATGAAAGGTATGCGCAGCATTGCTCCATTCGGCTTGAGAATGCCGGATGAGTTAAAAGAAAAAATTCAGGAGAGAGCTAAAGCCAATGGGCGGTCTATGAACTCTGAAATCATTCAGATTTTAGAGGACGCAGTGGGCGGTGATGGTAATGAAAATTCTAAATTGGTAGCTGCTGGTATTCTGGCCTACATGAAAGTAAATAAAGGCAAGGACGGCAACACTATCCTGACGATGGATCTTGATAAAATTAAAGACATGAGTGACGAACAGCAGAAAAAAGACGAGAACAAATAGCGTTCGCACTGATTTTTATTAAGATAAAGAAAACTAATTATTGAGGGTGGGGATGTGAAAAAGATTTTTATTACCGGTTTGGTTCTTGCGACTGTTGTTCTTGGTGGCTGTGCTTCTGCTGGCAATCATTCAATTAAAAATGAATCACAGGAATCAGTGCAATCAAAGCTTGTAAAAGGCAAAACGACAAAAGATGACGTTAGCCAATTATTTGGTGCACCAGGAATGACAACTTTCAATGCTGAACAAAGTGAGCAGTGGATTTACACACTGGCAAATACACAGGTTAAAGGAACGTCATTCATTCCTTTTTACGGTTTGTTTGATGGTGGGGCTGATACGCAGACTAAGCAATTGATCGTGGTATTCAAGAATGGGGTGGTTGACACATACTCATTATCAGATTCAGTTATGGAAACAAAAACTGGACTGTTGAATTAGTGCATTTAATTGAAATAACAAGCCAAACCAGTTGGCGATGCTTGTTATTTCAATCACTCCTTCTCATACTCGAACCCACGCGGAAGCCTTTTCCCGATCTCCCTGTAGTGCTCCAGCCTCTCTCTGAAGTACTGGCGTAAATGCTCGGGCTGCTGGTTTTCTGTTTCGTACAGATCATACGGCAGTCCGAGTCTTTCTTTGTACGCGATACCGGATGCGGCTAAATCGGCATTAATTTTGTCTTTTTCGTCTTGTGGCAGGTTGGCGATGTTGTGCATGTTGGTTTCGGAGTGGTGGGTGATGATGGGAGTATAGCAGGGGAAGGGATATTGGGACGAGTTTGGGACGCGGAACAT